CTCTGTAGTCAAATCGGCAAGCATGTCCGCAGCTAATCTCACCCTCTGTTGGATGGTTAGTGTGCTCATTGTTGATAAAACTGCAGGCATATATCTACTCCGTGATTACTCTTATTTAGGAGCTTGTACGATTGTGTAACTAGCACCATTCATGCTTGGGAAAACAGACAGCATTATATTAGAAACATTCACTTGGAATATCGTATTTACAGACAGACTATTCTGAGCCACAACCTGTACAAGTGACAATTGAATATTTCCATTGACATTCAATTGAACAAGATCATTCACTGCAATATTACCCAGTACATTGGTACTTACTATGACATTTGATGTGTTAGTAACGTTTGCTGGATTCGTGAAGATGAAATTGGTATTGGCATCCAAATACGCAATATTGCCATTGCCAATACCAGTGATAGTCTTGGTATGTAGTCTGCGGCTTGAATCGGTAGTATTGAAGACAACCATATCACCAACATTACCAACAGATCCAAATGAATTCTGTGTACCAAACATTGTATGTAAACCATAATATTGGTTTGGTGTAATTGAATTTCCGGTGTTAGTATCTAATTGAGGACCCCAAAGATAAATCATATTAGATGAATTTCCTGCATATGTAGGATAACTCAATGAAGCACTAGTTGTAGCAAAACTTACTCCGAAACGAAGTTGTGTATTTGAACCCAAAGTAACCGTTGTTGCCAAACGATGCCAACCATTTGAATTAGCAACAGGAGTGATGGACCAACCACGTTGCCTTGACTGAGTGCCAGTGTTACTATTGGCAAGAAACGTCATAGGACTTGCTGCAGTATTGAATGTAGTTACCGCTGCATTATCATTACCACCAGTTATATCTGAAATTATTGAGAGAAACTGATTTGCACCATTAGAACTACCAAACTTAGCATATATTGAGAATGTTACATTTGCGTTAGCTACTTGTTGCCCAACTGGATTTTCAGCTCCCACCCAATCGTGAGATAGTCCATAAAATGCTAATGGAGAAGTATTCTCAGTCATTCTAACAACATTTGAAGTTGATCCATCAGGAGCTAATATTCCTGTAGGAGAATTAACTATTAGAGTATTAGCAGCAGTGCGTATCCAATATGTGCTATTTGATAGTGGCTTCATAGTTGTTAGCGGTGTGTTACCAGCATTCAATATAGAATACCAACCATTACCATTTCCAGTATTAGAAAAGTATTGCCCATCAACGCCAATATTTCCAGCAGCATTTGTAGAAATACTAATATTACTAACGGCGTTGAGTGAGATATTCTCATCAGCAATGATAGAATATTGCCCCAACATATCCATTCCTGGCGGATGAATTAATTGCATCAAAGTGTTCTTGTATTCTGACAATGCCTTTTCTACAACAATGACATAAGAATAGTTGTGATATTTATCTGAGTCTTGAAGATACATATCTGAACTTGGCATTCCATCTGTGTTCAAATAGAATCCTGGGAATTTAATTAAACCATTCAAGAAAATTGCAGTAGCCTTTGCTTTACCATCACCATAGGTTTTGACGTTTCCAGTAGCAGAAATGTTAACTCTAGCATTAAGCGTTGTAGCAACAAGATTAGCAAAGACATTTAGTGCTCCCTGATAGTCGTATAATCTAAGAACACCTGAAGTCACATTATAGGAGTCAATGTATGCGCTATAACTTGCCGCATTTATACTAGCTCCTTGATATAGTTTAGTGTCTACAACAAATGAAGTATTTGCTGGCAATGTATTAATAATGACATCTTGTATTCTTAGAGATATATTTGGAGTTGAAATATAATCAAATCCACGACTTGTGATTCTGAAATCACTAATCAAACCAATTTTGTCGACGGCAATATTGAATTGTGCACCTTGACCAAATCCATACGCTGTTAGAACAGCATTAGACCCGGCTGAGGAATTAGAAACATTTGTACTATTAGCAATAATTAAATTTATAGGAAGTTGAATATATCCTTCCCCTCTATTAGTGATCGTAACACTGCTGATAACGTTTGCTGTTGTTTGGAATGTGAAAGTAGCATTATATCCAATGGCTGATGGTACTACAATTGTATCAGTCACATTGCTATATCCTGTTCCACCGGAACCAATAACCACATTACAAACATATCCAAGCTCAGAAATATAGCTCAATACATTAGCTAGCAATGCAGTATTGCCAGTGTTAGCAGTGTCAGTAGTGTAATCTGAATAATAGAATGTTGAGAGATTTAGAGTAGGTACTGCTGTATATCCACCACCGCCATTGATGACATTCATTGATGTGATTGCAGCAAACTGAACATTTGCAAATGAAAATGCATTTTGTAGAGGAGTATTGGCATTAGAAAATGCCAAATTTAAGAATGCGTAGTCTGCAGCACTAATAGTTGAATTTTGTTTATATATGATTGCATCAGTATTCAATAATAGAAATATAGAATTTGTAGAATCAAATGCTTGCACAATAACATTTGCGCCTGCTCCAGTGTTATCAGCTGGATCATTTACGACTCTTGATATTGTGTTCGGAAACACACGATAGCCACAACCACCATATTGGACAGTAACTCCAGTGATAGATCCAGAAGTTACATTTCCGACAAATGCCGTTGCTTTACGTGCCTGAACATCGCCTGAAGCAAGACCACCAGTAATAACAACAGGATCACCAAGATATGTGAAATTTCCACCAGAATCCTTAACATACCCTGTGTATTTTGTTCCACGATTATTAGGATCAATCTTTATGTCAGACAAAGCAGCAATAATCTTTTGACTGAATAATTGAGAACTACCATTGGCTGTAGTATAAGTTATATTCAAATTTTCTAATTGAGCAAATGCTTGAGTAACACCAGACACAATTAATTCTATTAGGGTGATACCAAGATCTGAATCAACCGTCTTACTGGCTGATTCAATAACACAATAAGTATTAGAAATAGAACCAACTCCAAATCTACCAACGAGTTGATTCACATCAAAATTCAATGTTTCGGCATCAAGAACCACGCGTAAAGCTTGTGGTTGAGTCCATTTACCATCAGAAGTTTTTAGAATATTGTCTTTTGGAAAATAGATACTGGCTTCTTTATTGTAAAGCACGCGAAATAAGAACTGAAGGGATTCTACACTTCCTTTCTTTTGGTAGAAATCTCTTGCTGCTTTTAGAAGCTTCTTCTCATCCAATGCTGTTGAATTTGGGAAATATGGTAGAAAGTCATTAATGTAATATTGAATAAAGGCATCTGTAGTACGGTCTATGTCTTTATATGAGAGAAGTTTCTTAGATTCTCCAATGATGGCAGAATTGTTGCTTGTCTCCATCCATTGATAATATGCTTTGAGAAACGCACCAAAGCGAGGATTATCTTCCCTAATAAATTGAGGAAGCTGACTATCAATGAAAGTTGATACAGTGTTAGTGATCGGCTCAGTCATATTAATTGTTTATATTTGTTAGTGCAACAGTGATTGCATTGATGTCATTAGGATCAATCGTTAGAATATTTGCTTTTGAAGAAGCAAATGATAGAACATCAGGTTGAATAATGAGCTTCAAGATACCGTATTGACTAGAGATTGCCGTTGGAGTAAAGTCTGTTAAAACAATTATACCACTTGTATAGTCTATGGACCCGGCAGTAGCATCTATAATAGTCTTATTGTTGTTACCATCATAATAATATGTTCTCAATATTCCAGTACGTCCGTGTAGACCTGCAACGAAGGTTGCTCCAGAGCCGCCACCACCTGTTGCTTTGATTGTTGCTGTCGTGTATTCAGAACCTGGATTATCAATAACAATAGAAGCCACTTTACCATTTACAATAATAGCATAAGCATTTGCACCTATACCATCTCCAGTAATTGTTAGAGCAGGAGCGGTAATGTAACCTGTGCCAGATGTTGCAATTTTCACTTCTTCTAGTCCAGAGAAGCTTTCTGGAGTCTCTTCAATAAAGGCTGAACGAGTAACACCGCCATTATCCAGAATACTAAATGATGGAGTGCTATAGAGTTTATCTGTTGTAGTTCCACGCTTCAGAGGAATTCCATATGTTAGGGTATATGTTTGTGATGAAGTAATACTAGGAACAAATTGTTTTTCTATGAAAACACTTGCAGTAGAAGATAGAATAGAAGCTTCTGAATCGTCTACTGATCTTAAAAGTCGTGACAAACGGAATTCTGAATTGAAAGTGTTTAGATTTAAATTAGCATGGTTATTCACGGCAGAAGAAATCAGAGTCTTGATTTCTCCTTCAGATCTCGTTGTCTGCTTTGAATCGTATTCAGCATTTATAGATAGAAGAATATAATTATAATCTACGTCTACAAATTCTGGAGTAACCGTTAGAACTGAAATTGGTTTGATTATATTGTTAATGATATATAGTTTTTGAGATTCTGTTACAGCATAACCATTCTTTGGTTTGCCAGAAATAAAGACCTTGCCATAAACTGGTGGAAGTTCTTCTTCTCCACCCCAAATAGTCACTGCATCAAAATATGGATACTTCTGATTGATCAAAGCAATGTAGTCATTCTTAGTCACTGCACGATTCTGTGCAATATATGATTTTGGTGCATTAAATTTAATGCTACTAATATCTTCAGCGGCACTTCCACCTGCGGATATAGCTACTGTTGATACATTAGAAGTAGAACTAGAGAGCAAACTGCTCTTTAGTTTGAATGTCTGTAAAGAATTTGCAGCATCAGCATTGGTGGTGATATAGCTAATAATAACAATATTACCATCCTCTAGAGCACTACCAATAACACCATCACCAAAGTATATTTGATAATTTCCATTAGTTCCTTCTTGTAGGAAATATACATTTGATGTAGCATTAACTACAGTGCTATCAGTGGCTAATGTAAAGCGTGTTTGTAGAATGTTAGTCAGGGACTTCTGGACAATCACTTGAATTGTAGAAGTATCAATCCCAGCATCAACCAAATCAAATATTTGTTTAGAATTAGTAGCCCCATCCTGAATAAATGTCTTGACTGTTGGAGAACCTTCTTTGATAATTACATTATTGAAAGCAAAGGTATTACCACTTGCATTAGCTATGATATTATCAAGCGTTACGAAATTATAAGAAACTCCATCAAGAGAATCAGATGAGAAACTAGAAAAGCGCGGCATCGTCAGCAAAACTGTAGGATCACTATTAGCTTTGGTGATAGTTACATTAACAGTAGCTTGTGATGCAACAGAAGATAGTGGTGTATATCCTAAAGACTTAGCATGAGAAACAACAGACTGACGAAGAACTGCTGTATCCAAAAACATTTCATTGGCGACCATATTCAGATAGAAAGCATTATAATGGGTATTATATGCCAAAAGATCTAATATGATATTGATACCAGCACCTTCAAAATCAAAGTCTGAAAATTGAGACTGTGATTTCATGAAAGTTTTTAGACTTGACTTTAGTGAGTCGAAATCTATATTTGTTAAATTTACTTTGCTATTGGCTGACATTTTATCTTAGTCTCTCTAGAAAGACGGAAATGGTAATTGGTGTTGGTAGAGTCAATATAGAAAATTCTATCGTGACATCATACCCTGTTTCTTGAACATTGCTTTGAACATATACTCCCAACACAGTAGCTCTTGGTTCGAAATTCGCTATGGTAAGTCTAATTTCTTGAGCTATTAAATTTGACGTTATGTTATCAACTGGTTCAAAAAGTAGTTTACGAAGGTTGCCGCCGATCTCTGGGTGGAAAGGCTTTTCGTAATTATTGATCTGAACTAGATTAATAATAGCTTGCACAACAGCATTAGCACCTGTCTTTTTAACAAGATCTTTCGTTATCGGATGAGCTCTGAATGAAACATCAAAGTCTGAATATGTTCTGGTGGTTAAAGCCATTTTGTCTACTTATGGTTATGCTTGTGCTTATTTATGTTACGTCAAGAACAATGCTCGTTCATCTCGTCTGCGCGCTAACAAACTGGCATTAGGAACCTTATCAACAAACTTCCAAGCGAGCATCGCATCAGCAGCTGCACACCAATTCTTCTCGTTGATGCGCTTTCTCATGGTGCTCCCTGAGAAACCATCTTCTCCAATGTTATACATGAAAGACAAACATGCGTCAATCATATTTTGAGTCAATGGCACAGAAATAGTCTGACGAAGCTTTGGCAGAAATTTCTTGTTGATAGCATAGCGCAGATACTCTTCGGCAGTAGCACGAGAGATCAATGTTCCAATTGTAATTGTCTGGTCAACAGCTGGTCCAGTGGTTCCATAGCCGATAGCAAACGTTGTTGCAGACCCTGGAGGATCTGGATATGCGGCAACAGTATCTGCCTTGACAACTTTTGCGAAACCCTCTTTACGTTTGATGAAAGAAAGACCATTATCGCTGATTGCCCAAGAAGATGGATCCGATAGAAAGGTATGTGTTAATGGATCAAATCCGCAGGCACTCGATGAATTGTTCGAAGAAGTATTCGATGTGTTTGAAGTATTTGAAGCAGGCGCATCAGGAGTTGTAAGAGTTCCATCACCCTTGTCCACCAAAAATTGCTGTTGTTTGTATGCCACAGCCGTTTCTGGATCGAAATCTATCAGCACAGATTTTAATGGGACCGGAACCGTCTCTGCTGCCGCCTCTCCGGTGGTCTTTGTGGCTTTACCAGCGGCAGCAGGCAATCCTGTCGCCGTTCCTGCCGCCGCAGAGGACGCTCCGGAGGCACTGGCAGCACCCTTCTTGATAGCAACATCTGAACCCTGTATTTTGACAGAAGAACCACCATTAATATCTACTCCGGAGCCTGTGAGCTTGGAGCCGCCGCCAGCCAAAAGATTCATATCGGAACCAGACTGGAAGTTTCCAGCGCCGCCAGCGGATAGATTTAGATCTCCAGAAGAAGCAATCTTCGTGTCTGCTGATGTAATATCTACGCTCTGTCCTGCTAGATGAACCGATTGTGACACAAGTGTAATATCAGTTGCAACGTCTAAATTGAGATTCTTGCTCTTGATGTTTAGATTTTCACCAACGGAGAAATTCATAGAGCCTGCAACATTAGCAGATAGATTATTGCCTGCCTCTAAAATTACATCGCCTTTTACTTTAATCAGAGCATCGTTGTCTATGGTGATCATTACTTTGCCCATGACATGCAAATGATCATCTGCCATGACTATGCTGTAGTTAGATTTGGTGACCTTCTCAACTTTTGTTCCGGTAGGAAACCATTCAACATATGATCCTGAACGATGAGCTAAATGAATTCGTTCATGTTTCGGAGTATCATCTAGTTCAAAGATATGTCCAGATTCTGTTTCATTGACTTGATTATATGGATAGAGAGGATTATAAGCAGGATATGGTTCAGACCACTGAACACCATTTGCGGTGATCACATCTTTGTCTAGATTGGTCTTACGTGCCTTGATAACAGTATTAGCCAGATTCTCATAGCGAGCGACACCAGAGATACTTTCCTTATCAAATTCATCTGAGTTTGGATGACGTAGAGATTCCAGAACAGTATTGCTAGCAGTATTAGCTTCTTCAATGACTATACCAGAGCCATCCTTATTATATGTGCGCTTGATTGGATGCTTTGGGGAAAGCTTTAGAGTTTCCTTAGTTCTTAGATCATGAAAGCCTGAACCTGTATCTGGCTTGCTAGTGAAATATCCAGGAACTATACCAAGAATGATTGGTGCCTGTCCATTTCTCCCATCTGCGAAAAATCCAATTACTAAATCTGCTTCTCTTGGCGTAGCAAATGCACGATCATTGTTGGAATGAACAACATGTGCCCAAGGTAGACTCTCAGATGGAATGTCTGTAAGTGATTCTGAATGCCAACCATATATACGGACTTTAACTCTACCCAAACCCAATGGGTCTTGGCGGTCTTCGACAACGCCGAAGAACCAGATGAATCCATCCATACCAAGGAAATTTTTATCTAATGATGACATTATAGTTTGATGATATTAGAAATTGTTTGAGAACTCTGAGCAGCACCAGGTAAATCTGCACCAACACTATCAGAAAGCAATTCTAATACCGTAGCGGCAATGTCTTGAGTAAATTGATGGTGAACACTAGACACAAAATATTTACCAGTTCTCATAGGATCATTGATAGTTTTATCATCTTGTACTAACATTCTGGGGATAATTAGATTAACTACCGCGCCAGCCTTGACCATAATATCGCCAGGAATGGAGATAACAACTTTGAATGTATTAAGCAAACCAAGTCTAGTAGCCGTTTGCGGCAACCAATTTTTGATATCAGCAGGATTGGATGTAGGATCTGAATCTTTTGATGTAATAAATTTGAACATATTTTCTTTAGATGTATAAAGACTATTTCCAAGACGGTTCTTCAAGTCATTGGTAGGAATTTGCTTATTCAATAAACTAGCCTTTGGTATCTGCGTAGCATTGTAGTTATATGTACCAAGTTTTCTAGTCAC